TAACTTGTTTTATCAACTGACCTAGCAGACAAGCCGAGATGATAAAACTTATTTCCGTAGGAGGAAATTATGGCAAATTCGACTTTTAACGGACCAGTCAGGTCTGAAAATGGTTTTAAAACCATTGACGTAAATTCATCAACAGGAGCAATTACCGACGGTTTAGTAATAAACTCAGACGGTAATGTCTATACTGATAATGGCGGGCATATTCAATACGCTGCCACTACAGGATATGGACCTGCTGATTTAATAGTAGGTAAAGGCGGTAGCCAATATGGCACAGCTGACCCTTATTCAGAAAGTTCAACACAGTTGTTTCCATTAGGAAGTACATTAGTTTACGGTAACAACGTTTATCGTTATGTTGAAATAGGCGGAACTGCGGTAACAGCAGGTAAGCTTCTACAACACAAAGCTATTGTTTCTGATCATGCAAACATGACAGCAACAGCGGCAGTAGACGCAGGTGAAACTGCAATTTCTGTTGAAACAGGTGGAACTGACCTAACACTTAACCAATACGCAGACGGTTATCTTTGGGTAAATGACGTGAATGGTGAAGGACAATGTCTTAGAGTAAAATCTAACCCAGCACACGATCACTCAGCAGATCCATCAGTGGTTATCACTTGTTATGACGACCTTAAAACTGCGTTAACAACAAGCTCACAACTATCCTTAATTGAAAACCCTAACACAAACCTTATTGTTGCACCAGCAGCAGAAACAGGTGCGTTAATGGGAGCTACAGTTATTGACATGACAGCAGACTATTATGGTTGGGCTGTTATTAAAGGACCAGCAGCTTTATTGACTGTAGGAACTTTAGTTGTAGGTAATGCAGCAGTTAGATCAGGTGGTACGGCAGGTGGAGTTGCACCAGCAACAGATAACGTTTTACAAGAAGTTGGTGACGTTATGGCTGTTTCAGCTAGCACTGAGTATTCATTGATTAATATGAACTTAGGCTAAAACGGAGTAAATTATGGCAGATGCAGTTACAAGTCAAAAAATTGTAGATACTGACAGAAAGCTAGTTTATAAATTTACTAATATCTCTGACGGTTCTGGAGAGTCTTCTGTTAATAAAGTAGACGTCTCTGGACTAAACACTAACAACGAAGGAGAAACTTGTACAAGAGTAACCCTATCCCAACTGTGGTACGACATAGGTGGTATACGAGTTGCTCTTGAATGGGACGCGACTTCTAATGTTGTATGTGCAGTTTTAGGAGGTAGTGCAGCAGCAGGAGTAGTCTCAGGTCATATGGACTTTAGAGAATGGGGCGGTATTCCTAATAATGCAGGTAGCGGTATAACTGGTGATCTAGATTTAACGACTCATGGACATACAGCCCATGATCATTACACCATAGTAGCCGAATTTATTAAAAGTTATTAATAATGGCTACGTCAGGAACTCGTGCATTTAGTTTAGATGTAGCGACAGCGATAGAGGAAGCATACGAGCTTGCAGGATTGGAAGCTCGTACTTCTTATGACGCAGTTACAGCTCGTCGTTCTATGAATATTATGTTTGCCGATTGGTCAAACAGAGGTATTCAAATGTGGGAGATTTCTAAAGTAGAACTAACACTTACTGAAGGAACTAGTGAATACACTATAAATTCTTATGATATAGACATCCTGGATGCGTATATTGAGAGAACGGTTAATAGTGTGACTACTGATTATACTTTAGATAGAGTTGATAGAAATGAGTTTGTTAGTATTCCAAATAAAGCAACAAAAGCTAGAGCAACTGAGTATTGGTTAGAGAGGCTAAAAACCCCTATTATACATCTTTATCCAACACCAGAGAATTCAACCGACAAACTCATTTACTATGTTTGGAGAACCATAGAGGATTCTTCTGCTCAAATTAATGATGTAGATATTCCCACTAGGTTTATGCCTTGTTTAGTTTCTGGGTTAGCTTACTATCTTTGTTTAAAAAAGAATGTACAAAAAGTAGCTTTAATGAAAGAACAGTATGAACAAGATCTAAATAATGCTATGAGATATGATGAAGACCGTTCTCCTTTAAGGATGGTTCCTAAACAAGAGTATATATAATGGCATACGCATCAGGTAAATACGCTTACTTTATTTGTGATACCTGTGGTTTTAGATACCCTTATAAATCAGCTAGAGGTAATTGGGAGAATTTTAGAACGTGTCACGAATGTTATGAACCCAAACACCCACAACTTGATCCGCCGCGTGTAGGGGCTGACGCAGAAAGTTTATGGAAACCCAGACCTGATGTTTCTTTGCCGCAAAGTCAATTAGGAGTTATAATCACTACAAACGCAGGCAGTGGTATGACTTTTGCTTCTGATCCTATAGGAACTGATTTTAATGGTTTAGGGGCAACTAGTGAAATAGGTAACGTAACGGTGAACACATAATGGCAGGATTTACATACAGCGGATTAAAAACAGGAGTTCAAAATTATTTAGATAATTCTGAAACAACCTTTGTTAATACTTTAGATACTTTTATTCAAACAGCAGAAGAACGTATTTTAAAATCAGTTCAATTACCTGTGTTTCGTAAAAATGTAACAGGTAGTGCTACACAGAATGTTGAGTATTTAGCAACCCCTGATGATTTTTTATCCCCATACAGCTTAGCTGTTATTGATTCAAGTGATAACTATACTTATTTACAACTTAAACACGTCACTTGGATTAGAGATTACACACCAGCACGAGCCACAACAGGGCAACCCATTTACTATGCTTTATTCGATGATGATACTTTTATAATGGCACCTACGCCGCCAAGTGCATTAAGTTTTGAATTACACTACAACTATAGACCTGCTTCTTTAACTACCGTAGGTGATGATAATCAAAGTTGGCTTTCAAAAAATGCTCCTAACGCCATGCTTTATGGGTGTTTAGTAGAAGGAGCTGTTTTTATGAAAGCGTCTCCAGAAACAATTATGTTGTATGAACAAAAATACCAAGAAGCATTAGCTATGCTAAAACTTTTAGGTGAGTACAAAGATGTAAGAGATGAGGCTAGAAATGATCAAATAAAAATAATGCCACAAGGAACAACAAATGTTTAGTGTAGATGTGTCAAGTAGTTTAGGAACTGTTGGAGTAAAAACAACAGAAAACAAAGGTTTGAGTCCAGAATATTGGACTGAAAGAATAATGGAGCGATTGGTTGCAGTTAGTGATAACGCAGAGCCTATGGTTAAAGCACAGGCTGATGCGTTTAAAGGAACTATACATAAAGTCGTTTTATTGTATATGAAACAGGCTATACTAAGCGATAGAGCAACTGTAGCAGGTTTACTAGAAAAACAAGGTCATAAAGAAATGGCTGATATTATAAGGAGGCTATAATGGCGATAACCCAAGCAATGTGTACTTCATTCAAAGTAGAACTGTTGAAAGGAACACATAATTTTACAAACAGTTCTGGTAATACATTTAACTTGGCACTATATACAAGTAGTGCTAGTTTAGGTGCGAGTACGACAGCATATTCAAGTACAAACGAAGTAAGTGGAACAAATTACAGTGCCAAGGGAGGTGCTTTAACGAACGTAACACCAACATCTTCAGGAACTACAGCGTTAACTGATTTTGCTGACCTTACGTTCTCAAACGCCACCGTAACTGCAAATGGAGCAATGATCTTTAATGACAGTGCTTCAGGAGACCCCGCAGTTGCAATTTTAGCGTTTGGAGGAGATAAAACTTCAACAGCAGGCGATTTTACGATTCAATTCCCCGCTGCTGATGCTTCAAATGCTATTATAAGAATAGCCTAAGTTAGCTTATGGCTAATATTAACGGTTGGGGTAGAGGCACTTGGGGTCAACTGACCTTTGGTGAAGCTTTACCTGTAGTCGTTACGGGTAATGTAGGAACTACAGCACTAGATGATGGTACTGCAGTTCAAGCGGCAGCTGTTACAGGAGTTTCAGCAGTCGCGTCAGCTAGTACGCTAGGTGATGAATCAGTTTCTGCTGCAGCTAATGTAGCTGTTACAGGAAACGCAGCGACCTCTGCTTTAGGCACAGAGTCACTGGTTACTAACAACTACCTGGATGTCACAGGTAATGCTGGTACGAGTGCTCTAGGAACCGTAACTCCTAAAGCTAATGCAGATATCGCAATTACAGAAGGTTTTGAAATAACCTCTGCACTGAATACAGTTAATGTTTGGGGACAGGTAGCACAAGGGATATCAACAACGTATACCTCTGTTTCTACTACTCAAACACCAAATTGGCAAGAAGTTGCTTAATATTTATGAAAAATAGGGTATAATCAAAGCGGAGACTAAAAATGGCAAGTACATATGTTAACAACCTGAGACTAAATGAAATGGCTACTGGAGATGCCAGTGGTACTTGGGGAACAACAACCAACACAAATTTAGAGTTAATCGGGGAAGCATTAGGTTATGGCACAGAAGCTATAACAACAAACGCCGATACTCACACCTCAACAGTAGCAGACGGTTCCTCTGATGCAGCGAGAGCTATGTATGTTAAATACACAGGAACATTAGACTCAACCTGTACGATTACGATAGCACCGAATACTATGAAAAGGGTGCAGATTATTGAAAATGCTACATCAGGTTCTCAATCAATAATTATCTCACAAGGTTCAGGAGCTAATGTAACTATACCAACAGGACGAGTAAGTGTTGTTTATTTAGATGGAGCAGGATCAGGAGCGGCAGTAGTAAATGCTTTTACTGATTTAGATTTAGCAGGAACACTTAGTATTGCGGGAGCAGTAGCAGCAGCTACCGACATGACTGTAGGAGATGATTTAACTTTATCCTCAGACGCAGGTGTTTTAGGTTTTGGTGCAGACACTGATGTAACACTAACACACGTAGCCGATACAGGTTTATTATTAAACAGCACAAGACAATTACAATTTGGTGATTCTGGTACATACATACACCAATCAGCAGACGGAGTATTAGACCTAGTATCTGATACTGAAATAGAAATAAACGCTACCACTATTGATATAAACGGTGCTGTAGATATTTCAGGCAATGCTTTAGTAAGCGGTGAAGTACAAACAGCTAATATAGGCTATACAGATGGCGATAACGCTATAACGATTGCTGATGGTGGGGGTATTACTGCAGCTAATGGTATTACTTCTACAGCAGCAGCTAATACTTTGGGAGCTACATCATTTAACGATGCCGATATAACTAATGTCGGTGACATACAACTAGATTCAATTACAGGAGATGGCGATACTAATACATCTATTACCTTTAGTGGCTCTGATGTTATAACTGTTGCTACAGGCGGTTCAACTTCTTTTACTGTTAATGCTGACCAAACAACTTCTTTTTCTGCTGGTGCAACAATTACAGTAGCAGACAACTCTGACAACCTAACACTTACATCTACAGATGCAGATGCTAATGTTGGACCTAATCTTAATTTATATAGAAACTCTGGTAGTCCAGCAGATGATGATGTTACAGGAGTAATTGTATTTAATGGACGCAATGACAATTCACAAGATGTTATTTATGCAAGACAACTTTCTTACATTAAAGATGCTTCCGATGGAACTGAAGATGGTCAATTAACACTACAAACTATGGTTGCTGGAACAATCAGAGACAGACTAAACATTACACCTGCTGAAATAGTTTTAAATGAAGATTCAGTAGATGTAGATTTCCGTGTTGAATCTAACGGCAACACTAACATGATATTTGTCGATGCTGGTAATGACCATGTAAATATCGGAACATCTACTGATCTTGGTGGGGTGCTCAATGTTCATTCGGATGACAATACTGATACTTTAGTTGCTTATTCATCTGATGCAGACAGTAACGAAGGTCCTGTAGTCAGACTATGGAGAAACTCTGCAAGTCCTGCTGATGGTGATAATATAGGATATCTGTATTATACTGGAGAAAATAGTGCCGATGAAAAAATAAATTATGTAGAACTTCTTGGTTCTATAGAAGATGTTACTAATGCTACAGAAGATGGTGTCTTTAATATTCAGACTATGGTGGCTGGAACTGCGAGGTCAAGAATCCTAGTAGACTCTACTGGAATAGTGCTTAATGATGCTTCTCAAGACCTAGACTTCCGAGTTGAATCTAACGGCAATGCCAATATGTTCTTTGTTGATGCTTACAATGACAAAGTAGGAGTGGGAACTAACTCTCCTAGCGGCACAATGGAAATCAGAATGACTCATACTGAGACAGATGTAACCACTGCTAACTCTAATGAAACTTTAGTGCTTGGAAATACTGGTGCGGGAGATGGTATTTATAACGCACTTAGGTTTGGTGGTAATCAACAAGATATGTACATCATGTCTTTTAATGATAGTACACAAGCAGATAGAAGATTAGGGTTTTTTGTAGGTAGTGTTGCGGGTGATGCTGCTGGTGATGAAAGATTTACCATTCTGGGTAATGGGTTCCTTGGAATAAACAATACTGCCCCAGAATCAGTAAGTGGTGCTGCGGGACCAGTTTTAAGAATGTCAGGTTCAAACCCAGAAATAGTATTTGATGATACTAATGGTACAGCTAATCAATTAGGTCTTTACTATTTAAACTACACTTTACAGTTCCACTCACCTCAAAAAAGTGGTGGAGCAGGTTCAGCAATGTCTGTAAACGTTCAAAGTGGAAATGTCAACGTTGCAGGGGCTTTATCTAAAGGTTCAGGCTCGTTCAGAATTGACCATCCCTTAGAAGCTAAAAAAGACACTCACAATCTTATTCATTCATTTATTGAAGGACCACAAGCTGATTTAATCTATAGAGGTAAGGTCAACTTGGTGGATGGAGCTGCAACAGTTAATTTAGATGTTGCATCGGGCATGACAGAAGGCACTTTCGTCCTTTTAAATACAAACACACAATGCTTTACAAGTAACGAATCGGGGTGGACTGCTGTAAAAGGTTCTGTCTCTGGAAACACATTGACAATTACTTCAGAAGTATCTTGCACAGACACTATTTCATGGATGGTTGTTGGTGAAAGACATGACCAACATATGAAAGATACTGATTGGACTGATTCAAATGGTAAAGTAATAGTAGAACCACTAAAAGAAGAAGAATAATATGGCTAACGAGCTTTTACCAGAATAGATTTTTAAACCAACCACACCGACAAGTGTGCATAAAACCAAAGGAGTAATTTATGGATAATAAAGAAACTGTCAAACAAGAAGAAAATAAAGCGATTATAGGGGATAAAGAAATCTTAGAGTCAGAAATGACTCCTGAACAACAATATCTTGCTAAACAAATAACTGATTTAAGAAACAAAAAAGCAAAAATAACTTTTGATTTAGATCAAATTGAAGCTGCTTTAAATGTTTTTCAAAACACTTTTATAAAGTCTACACAAGAAGTAGCTGATGAAGTGCTGAAAGACGAAAAAACATAGGAGAAAAAATGATAGCAGAAATAATCATGTGGATTACAACAATCGTAACTGTTTCAAGTTTGATTGCTGCAAGCACCCCCACACCTAAAGATGATGTATGGATTGGCAAACTATATAAGTTTGTTGATTTACTAGCTTTAAACATAGGTAAAGCAAAGGAGAAATAATGCCTACCGTAAAGGACGCATTAGCAGAACTTAACGCACATGAAAGAGAATGTGCTATTCGTTATGAGTATATTGAAAAAAGACTTGAAGAAGGTTCTGCAAAGTTTAAAAGACTAGAAATGCTTCTTTGGGGTATATATCCATTTATAGTAGGATCAATCATCCTGACTAAGTTTTTATAGGGGGAATAAATGCCTCTGCAAAAGCTTTTATTTAAACCAGGAATAAATAAAGAAGGAACCGCTTACTCCAACGAGGGAGGGTGGTTTAATTCTAATTTAGTACGTTTTCGTAAAGGTTTACCAGAAAAAATAGGTGGATGGATAAAAGCTAGTTCTAATTCGTTTAAAGCAACAGGTAGAGCACTGCATGCTTGGGTAGATTTAGACGGGACTCGATATCTTGGATTAGGGACTACTTGGAAATATTACGTATTAGACGGCACGGTTTTTAATGACATAACTCCAATACGTGCCACAACCACTAACGGTATTACATTTGCAGCGACTGATGGTTCTGCCACTATCACAGCAACTGATTCAAGTCATGGAGCAGTTGCAGGAGATTTTGTAACTATTTCAGGAGCGGTAAGTTTAGGTGGCAATATCACTGCTACTGTTTTAAATCAAGAATATCAAATCGTTTCAGTACCTACTGCAAACACATATACTTTTACAGCAACTGCAACCGCCAACGCTAGTGATAGCGGTAATGGTGGTTCAGGGGTTGACGGTGCTTATCAGTTAAATGTTGGTCTAGATGTTTATGTTCCTTCTACGGGTTGGGGTTCTGATTATTGGGGAGCAGGAACTTGGGGTAGTGTCTCTGCTTTAGGTTCTACTAACCAGTTACGTCTTTGGTCGCATGACAATTACGGTGAAGATTTAATAATTAATGCTCGTGGTTCTGGTATTTTTTACTGGGACGAAAGTGAGGGTACTGACGATAGAGCAGTAGCTTTATCTGCTCTTACAGGAGCAAATCTAACACCTACATTAGCACTACAAGTTATGGTTTCGGATGTTGATAGACACGTTATTTGTTTCGGTGCAGATCCTTTAAATGATTCAGGAACCGCTAGAACAGGATCAATAGACCCAATGTTTATTGCGTGGAGTGATCAAGAAAACGTAGTGGAATGGGAACCATTACCAACAAATACGGCAGGCTCTTTTAGATTATCCGCAGGTTCTGCAATAATTGGTGCAGTAAGATCGAGACAAGAAACTTTAGTTTGGACAGATACTTCTCTCTATTCAATGACTTTTGTAGGTCAACCTTTTACTTTTTCAGTTAATTTAGTTAATGAAGGTGTAGGTCTTGTTGGACCTAACGCTATGGTAAACACTCCTAAAGGTGTGTTCTGGATGGATAAAAAAGGGTTCTATACCTACACAGGACAAGTTCAAGAGTTACCGTGTTCGGTAACTGATTATGTTTTTAGCGATATTAACCAAACCCAAAGTTATCAAATATTTGGTTTCGTTAATAAAGCTTTTGATGAAGTTGGCTGGTTTTACTGTTCAGAAGATGAAACAGTTATAGATAAATACGTTACGTATAATTACGAAGAAAATATTTGGATGATCGGAGAACTTTCAAGAACTTGTTGGTTGGATGAGGGTATTTTCCCAGACCCTAAAGCAACTAGTTCTTCAAGTAATGTTGGTTATTTATATAACCATGAATCAGGCGTCGATAACGACGGTGCGGCTATGACTGGTGTGTTTATAGAATCTAGTGATTTTGATTTAGGAGAAGGAGACGAGTATCAATTTATTAGTAAAGTTATTCCTGATATTAAATTTATAGGAGACGCTTCTACAGGAGCCAATGGACAAACATTAGATATTGTATTAAAAAGAAGAAACTATCCTGGAGAAGATTTAACCACAGCAGTAACGGGGGCTTGTACTTCAGTTACCACTAAAATAGATACAAGAGTCAGAGGAAGACAAGCTGTATTAAGACTTCAGTCTAATGATACAGACACAACGGTGATTGGGATGAGTTTTAGAGCAGGAGCTACCCGTATAGAAACTCAACCAGACGGTAAAAGGTAATGGCTAAATTATTAGAAACAAAACTTCCTGTAGCTATAGGACCGATTGAACCTGCGTTATTTAACCGTTTAGTTAGAGTATTAGAATTAAGTTTAAATAAGGTTGATGTAAATTCAACTGTAAATGTTAATGAAACAGAAAGAAATTTAAACCAATTTAATACTGGAGACATTATTTGGAATTTAGCGACCAAACAATTACAACTATGGACAGGAACCGTATGGGTAGATATATACAAGGGCTCAGAAAACGGGGTAGAGGGTATTTCTCAATTAGGACAAGTAAGTGTTTCGACTGGTGGAGATATAACAATAGAACTAGGGGACATAGCTTCTGGCTACGGAACCGAAAGCTGGTACACGTAAGGAGACGCGTTATGGATATGAAAAAACTACAAGAAGAATTAACTTTTGACGAAGGGTGTATCGATAAAATATACCTTGATCATTTAGGCTATCCAACGTTTGGTATTGGTCATTTAATATTAGAAACAGATCCCGAACAGGGACAAGATGTAGATACTCCT